TGTCAGTATCGGCAAATGAGCGAAATATTGAAGTAGCAATTTTAATATTCGCCTCTCGGTTACCCTTGAGATAGCAATGATTCCTAGACTTCTCAGGGGTAGTATGCCTGCAAATCATCCTATCCATAGATCAGTTAGAACGACCTTCACATCTAGTTGAGTAAAAACGGGAAGAAGTTTCACCAGTACCGACACCACATTTCTCTGCCCTGATAAGCATGCCTCTGTTTTTCCTCTGCCAGTCGCATATTCTTCTAATAGACGTACCAGCTTTTCAGGAGGGTAATAAATAATTACTATCATCACCCACTAATTTTATCCTACGGCCTAAGTCCTCAAGATCAATCCTTAAGCCGAGTTGCTCAAAGCAACATAGTGTATTTACTAAATTGCAAAAGTTATTAACTTCAAATGTGGCTGCCGAACCAGTAGGATTTCCGAGTGTTTTACGGACTATCGCTAATGATGGGAAGATTGCCATGGTATTAATTTCATGGTTGAGGACGTTCTTCTTAAAAAGTCGAATAAACTTTCTAAGCTTAACATCATTCTTAAATCTCTCCGAGTAGTATTCAAGTAGGCACTCTCAGAATAGATAGATCAAGTCCGCCCCCAAGAATGAATCTCAGGCAGAGAAATCAGCGGAGCAAATTGTACGATTGTGTTCCTTAAAGTTTGCCATGCATTCACCGAAGATCTTGTTATTCATGCCAGCTTTAAGGAATCAATCCTCACGGTTTTCAGAGCAGTACGTAGCCATAGCCGATCCTAGCGGTTTGCTTAGAGCGTGGACTAAACAAACTTGATGCATAGGAACGACTCAAACCTGCCTAGCAGAGTACTCCCAATTTAGTCTATTCGACATATAAGTTAATGGGGTTACTCTACCATGTAATAAGTCCTCTGTTTTCCCCAACAATTCACTGAAGCGCTCGTGATACATCTTGTGCTTCGTAGTGAAGAAGGGTTCACCAGAGTCCTTGTTTAAACCGCCCTTTTTACAGTAAAAATGTATGGCTTCTTCAGCACTGGACGGTATTTCGAGATCCACCACGGGATCTAAAACTTTAGCGAGGACACGTTTCATTCAATACCTCTACTGTCGTTTTTCTTGTTTGTTCATCCTTTTAACACGTCCGAGGAAAAACAAAGCTTGATTGGCTGTGTATGTTACTGGTGATTGAAAACACCTCCCATCCAGTAAGTTCAGACGTCCACTCAGCCCATACTTCCAAAGATCTCTAGCACTATCTACAGCGCTAGGGTCGAATCTATCACCATGAATATATTTATTTAGGATCGTAGTCCGACTCAAAGACTCTTTGAAAGCACGCTCGTCTTTCATAAACTAATACCCTTTCCGTGATTCTTTAATTGGAGTATTTTGTTCTAGTGCATCGAAACATTGGCGGTGATTCCAACGGACTTTCGACCTGCTGTTCGCCATTATGTTAGCTCACGTGAATTGCTTACAAATAATGGGCGTGTCATTGATCTCAAAATTAATTTTATAATGCGTAATTCTTAATTTAGGATCTAATTGCCTGCCGTACTCATACTTATAACCAGGCTCAAAGATGTTGTCTGGGTCATTCAAGAACATATCTTTATACATCACCGGGTCCTTGACCTTCCTACCCTCCTTACAAGCTATCTGCGAAGCTCTGAGTCTGCGCTTGTAACAAGGTAACCTTAAATCACCAGAGTATTCGACTTTTCGCCACGTTTTGGAACCAGCTTTCCACTTAGATTGGTACTACTTGAAATACTGGGCAAATGTGTTGAAGCCATTAATACTCTGAATCTTATCTCTAGTTCAACCCTTCTCATGCTTAATAATCTGCATGGAAGTGATTTTAACCTATTCCGGCACACTAATCCCTCAGTAAGCAGCTGCCTGATAACAGAACCGCTTCTCGTTTTCGTGTATCTTATCTAGTGAATAATAGTTCGAATTGATCAAATTCATAAACCTAAATTTCAACCTAGGAAAAGTGACCTTTCTAAAATACTCAGGTAGTTTCTTGTGGTTGTCATCAGCCCATTTACATTTGGACTATTGTCGAGATGTTTCTTTGTCAAACTCATCCAAAGTAATCATCTCGACATATTGGTCAGGATATAGATAATCCCTGACCTTTTCGTGGCGTTTAAGCCTGTGTTTGAATATTTCGCTCCGCACACTCGAGCTTATATCGGGTATACGAGAATATGGTGAAGAGTTGTATGAGGTGTAAGG